TAACCAGCATGTCACAGGTTCGAGTCCTGTTGGCGGCGCCTATAGTTTATTTTTTTGAATAGAGGGGTGAATATAATCGTTTCTGAACGTTTGATGTTGGATGGACCTGTTTTCCCAATTGCACAGAAGAACAGAAATGGATGGGGTGTTCCCCTCGATTCTGTTGATTCTGCTATTTCTTCATTAAAAACATCCGTTGTCCGAATTTGCCCCTCTATTTTTGGAGAGAGTGAACATCACTGTGATCTTTCGGGTAGTAGGAAGGATGAAATTGGTAAAATTGTCGATGCTTACCTTGATAATAATGAGGTAAGGGCAGTTGTAGAAATTACTGATTCAGCCGCTATACAGAAATTGAGTGATGGAACATGGCAACCTACGTGGTCTGTGTTCGGTGGTGGACAGCGTGATTCTGACGGATGGGTTCATGGTTATACCAATGAATCGTTAACCTTTGTTAAGAATCCTGCCTGGGAGAGCGCTAAAGGTGAAATAATCTTTTCTGCAAGTGAAGATGATCAATCGGATGTTAAGAATCTAAAATCTTACACAACGTTTGATATACATCAGGATAAAGAAGATTTAAGTAAATATTACGCTTCTATTTTAAATTCTGACGATTTCCTTACAGATAATCCATCTTCTACTATAATTGATAATATTAAAGGTGAAACTATGACTGTTACTGTTGAAAGCACTCCTACTGAGGGTGTGGATTTTGATAAGGTAGTTGCCTCGAAGGATGAGGAAATTGCTAAACTTAAAGAGCAGATTAAAACAATGGAGAAGGTCCAGGCTGCTGCTATTACCCCTGAGACGTTTGAGACTGTTGTTGCATCGCGTATTGAAACTGCACTCAAGGCAGAGCGTGAGCGCATTGAGAAGGAACATGCACTTACTGATTACAAGAATGTGTGTGCCTCGCTTGAGATTGCGCCCGAAGTTGAGCGTTTCCAGAGTGAGAAGTTTTCCGCTTCTGATGTGCGTATGCACATTGATCTTCTGAATAAAGTTGCAGGTAAGCGTGAGAACGTCGAAGCGGGTGCTCCTATGTATACGCCTACTCCTGAGAAGAAGGGCGAGACTCCTGAATCGTTCCAGAATGAATCTGGTTGGACTGTCGGTTATTTCCGTGATGGACAGTGGTTCACGGAATAAATAATAATTTGAGGTGAATATTATGGGATATTATGGTTTTGTCGAGCCGGATAATAAGATTATTGCTTACGCTCCTAATACTGTTCTGATTCAGGAAGAGAAGGCTGAAGCAACGACCATTAAACCGGGAATGGTTGTAATGAAAGGCACGAATGACGATGATGTTGTCATTTGTGATGGAGTTACGAAAGCACCGTTTGGTGTTGCAGGTTATGAGCAGAGTTTCTTAGGTGCTGCATCGTCTACGTCTAATCGTCCTGCTAATGTTGCTACCGCTTACGCTAAGGACGCGCGTGTTCCTGTTCTTGGTGGTGGCGGTTTCGTTGCCATGATGACGCTTGCCCCTGGTGTTGGCACTGTTAAGGGTGATTTACTTGCATCTTGGGGCGGTGGAACGGTTGTTCCTGTTGTGCCTATGCCTGGAGGGTTAGGTGTCAGAATTCCGTTTGTTAAGAATGCTACGGAGTTTGATACTGGCGTTGATCTTCCGGAGGGAATAATTGTTTCCGATGTGATTGTTGAAGTGACTACAAAGGTTGCCAACGCTACTATTGATATTGGGCTCCTGTCTACTGAAGATAACAATGGTGGTGACGCTGATGGATTCCTTGATGCAGAAGATTGTGGAACTGCCAATGGATTTGTAAAGCATAATCTGGTTGATGGAACTGCTACTAATAATACTCTTGGTACATATCTCGTTGAGGCTGTTATTAAGTCTGCTGATACTACCGCGCTGTTCTACAGTTCTCCCACGTTCCACGTTGTAGGTGGTGGACAGGTTTCTGTTTCGTATACTACTACTAATAGTGATAAACTTGCAGGTAACTTCTACATGGTATGTGCTGCTCCTGGTTTCCAGATTGTAGGGCGTGCAGAAGAGACTCTTGCTGTTGCAACTGCAACTGTTAATGAAGCTACTGTATTTGTCAGTCAGGACGTTATGGCTAGGGTGTATATTTAAACTATTTTTGAGGTGACTATAAAATGACTTTTCCCGTTGAATATTACAGACAGATAAAGGATGCCATTGTCTTTACCGCGCGTAAACAGGCAGTTGCACGTAAGATTATTAATACTCGTAACATTTCCGGTGGTATTGGCGTTCAACAGTGGACGTATGACACGGCTAATGAAGTTTCGGATGCTCTGCTGACGTATCAGTTTACGGACACCGCTGAGGATTGGATTGAACTTGCTCGCACCGATGTGCCTATTCCGCTTCTGCATAAGGAGTATCGTATCTCGCGTAGGGATCTCGCTGCTGCTGCTCGTGGTGGATTTGGTATTTCGACCGCTACTGTTCAGAGTGCTGCCTACAAGGTTATGAATCTTGAGAACCAGTTAATTCTTAACGGTTTCGCTGCCGATGGAACTAACTATGACATCAAGGGTCTTTATCAGAGTGCAGGTAACTCTTATACCGTGCAGAAGGATTTTGGAACTGCCGGGAATCCGTTGGCGGTTGTTGCAGGTGCCATTGATCTGATGCAGGCTGATAACATTACTGGCCCGTATAATCTTGTGCTTAACCCCACTCAGTATATGGAACTTGCAACGTCTGTTCTTGGTTCTGGTGCGGGTGAACGTGAAATAGCAATGGTCAAGGAGATTCTTGAGGGTGGAAATATTTACTCTACGTCCTTCCAGGCTGCTGAAACGGGTATGCTTCTTGCTGATGCTTCTGCCGGTTTCTTTGAAATGGTTATTGCACAGGACATGACCACCGAAACTGAAGTGCTCCAGAAGTCTAAGGATCTGTGGGGTAGAGTTTACGAGTGTGTCATTCCTGTTGTCTATGATGCAAATGCGATTTGTAAATTAACCAAGATTTGAGGTTGGTGATTTACAATGTCTTGGAGTAATATTGCAGAACTGCGTGGATTGGTAGAGACTGAAATATCAGATTCTACCCTCCAAGATATTCTTAATATTGCACAGAGATACATTGAATCACGCATTGGCGTTCAATCAAACCCTTCATATGAAATCCAATCGGCTCATCTCTTTAAATCAGCCGCACTAACCTTAAAGCGAATGAAAACAAACGGCGAATTGCCGTATATGTCAAAGTTGGGGTCAGCCCAACAGTATAATGAGATTGACGATATAATCAAAATGTATGAAGCAGAAACGTCAACATTAATTCGCAAATCAATATTCAGTGTTCAGAAAGCCTCAACTGGATTACCATATATCCGTTCAAGATGTAAATACGTTGAGGATGAAGAAAATGGATAGTATAGAATCATGCGAGTTACAGCATTGTCGTTTACGGACTGACATTTTATGTGAAGTTCAGCGTAGGGAAGAGAAGCAGGATGAACGATTCTACGCCCTTATTGATGAATTAAGATTGGATTGGAAGGAGACAAAGAAAGAGGTAATATCAATTAAAGATACGATGATACAGGGTTTTATAGCGTTGATTGTTGCTGTTATTGGTGTTTATGTTTCTTACCTCTTGTTAAATGTTAATGGATTTTTTTAAGGTGGTTTTATGCAACAGAGTGGGTTTAAAATGAATAATATATTAAAGAAATTAGGCGCTTATTGCACCTTTCTTATTCAGAAATCTACAACTCCCTCTGACACTTTTTATCAAGAATCAACCACCACATATAAAGAAGTAAAATATTGGGCTGTTGTTCTCCCTGCCCGCGCATATGACTTACATTCTAATGTATTTGGACGTTTAGATCGCACTGGAGTTGAACAATTTGGTATCATCAACATTTTTATCAATATTCAGGATGGTGATACCATTGTTCTAAACCGTGATTACTACGTTGATAACGTTGGTAAATACCAGATTGTAGGAAAAGAGATTTTTGGAACATCATATTACTTACTTGAAGCACACCTGGAGTCTGCACTATGAAAATAATGGTGCAAGGTGTAGAGGAAACTAATCTAAAGTTAAGTCAGATTCTTGCTGCTGTGCAGGAGAATGTAGATAATACGCTTGATCTCTTTAGTGCTGATATGACAAAGGAGATCAAGGACTCTGCCCCGTATGATACAGGGCGTTACATGAGTTCTTGGTTTTACGAGCGTAAAGAATCATTGAATTATGCAATCATAAGTCAAAATTCTTACGTTCCTTACAATACGGT